AAAGAATGTATTAGTTGGCTGAGCGAATTAGAAATGTTAGCGTATATTGTTTCAGATAAAGCTGCTGAGTGCGTATACACATTCGATACAGAGAAGTTTATTACAAATCATAGGGAATTTAACCGGGAAGCAAATGCAATGATGGAAAAATGTTTAGCAGGAATAGGGACATATAGTAGCGTGTCAAAAGCATTATGTATAGAATTTGACCCAGAAGAGATTAGACATTTAACCGGGAAATTTATGAGCAATCTGCGTGAAACATGCAAAGAGAGCTGCGGGGAACAGGAAGGACAGCAGGTAAAAAAGATAAATAGTAGCACAACAGCATTTCAAAAAGAGATAAGAAATAAAATTTCCTTAGTAGGAGAAAATGTATCAAAACTATTAAAAGATGAAAAGTAAGACTATGTATGATATAATAGTTATATAAGTTAGCGCCATTGAGCCGAATATTAGTCATTAATTTGATTGATGTCCGGCTCTTTTTATTTGTGTGATAGGAGAGGAAGTGAGATAGTGGAGAATTACGAGAAAGCAGAACAGGATTATATGGCAGGAATGAAATATAAGGATATAGCGGAGAAGTACGGAACCACTATCAACACTGTCAAGAGTTGGAAAAAACGGTATGCATGGAGTAGAGGAGAGGGTGCACACAAAGAAGAAAAGGTGTGCACACAAAAAAGCAAGGGTGCACCAAAGAAGGAAGCACCTATAGATGATGGCACGAAAGCAACATTACAGAATGATGATCTGACGCCGGAACAGCAGATGTTTTGTATATATTACAGTAGGACATTTAATGCGGCGCAGAGCTATCAGAAAGCGTATGGATGTAGTTATGAATCAGCGATTGCAAACGGTTCACGATTGCTAACAAATGATAAGGTTCGAGCGGAAATTAAACGTCTGAAAGAAATCAAACGCCAGCAAATAGTAGCCGGTGCAGATGATATTGTGGAATTACAGATGAGGATTGCTTTTGCAGATATCGGTAATTATATGTCATTCGGACAGAAAGAAATCACTGATCCAGAAACAGAAGAAACATATATGGTCAGCACGGTCGATTTGAAAGAATCTCAAAACACGGATACACAGCTCATCCAAGAAGTTAAGCGTGGAAAAGATGGAGTTTCGGTGAAACTGGCAGATAAGCAAAAGGCTATTGACTGGCTGTCGAAGTATTTCCTCGTACATCCAGATGATAAATATAAAGCAGAATTTGATAAAAAGCGTGCCGAAGTCAGCGACAATTCTGGAGCACAGATTTTACAGAATATGCAGACGATAGCGGACATCTTGCAACACCCGGTAGCAAACCGGAGTATATCTGATCTGGAAGAAGGTGATGCGGATGAATAAACCGGCACCATTAAGCCAGAGACAGTATGAGTATATGCAGCGATGCATGATTAGCTGGTTCAATGTGGCGGAAGGTGGAAAGCGAGGCGGTAAGAACGTGCTTGCAACGATGATCTTCTGTTCCCTGCTTGAAACGCACAAAAACAAGATACATCTGGTAGCAGGCGTATCGAATGCGACCGCAAAGCTTAATATCCTGGACTGTGACGGATATGGATTGCTCAATTACTTTGAGGGCAGACACCGCGAGGGAAAGTATAAGGATCGTGACTGCGTTTATGTTCAGACCAAGACTGGGGAAAAGATTGTGCTTATATCCGGTGGAGGTAAGGACGGAGATGAGAAGCTTATTAAAGGTAACACCTATGGCATGGCGTATGTCACGGAAGCAAATGAGTGTCATCCGAAGTTTTTGAAAGAAGTCTTTGACCGAACGATGTCAAGTTCCGACCGTAAGATATTTCATGATCTGAACCCGAAAGAGGAAGAGCATTGGTATTACACAGAGATACTTAAATTCCACGAGAAACAGCAGGAGAAAAATCCAGATTACGGATATAACTACGGACACTTCACTCTGGTGGACAATATGAGCATGACGGATGAGCAGATCAGAAAAGTTCTTAGCACCTATCAGAAAGGCACAGTATGGTACAGGCGAGACATTAAAGGTGAGCGTGCTGTTGCAGAAGGAATCATTTTTCGGAAGTTTGCAGAGAACAATGAACCATATCTGTATGATGAGGATACAGATCCACTGTTTGAACGTGATATAGAGGGCAAACTGCTACACCGCCCATCAAAAATTACGATGGGTATAGACTTCGGTGGAAACGGATCCATGACAACCTTTGTGCTGAAGCTTTACTTCCACGGATATCATGATCTGAGGACGGCAGAGGAGGCAAACTTGGAACTGTCACCAGACATTGATGCGGAAGCGATATGCAGTAAGTTTATAGAGTTTTTCAAATACTGCCAGGGAAAGTACGGATTTATTGACTGGGTATTTCCAGACAGCGCAAGCACAACGATGATAAACAGCCTGCGGAGTGCTGCGAGAAAAGCAGGACTGCCATACCGGAATATTAAAGGTTGTAGGAAGAATGAAGTATCAGACAGACCACGGACGTATGACATGCTGATGAATACCGGAAGGTGGAAGATAAACCGGAATTGCACAAAGCTACGAAGTGCGATCGGTAAGTTGAAATGGGATCCAGACCACCCGGACATACCAGAGGATAAAAACATCGGAAACTGCAATGACTGGTGGGATGCGGAGAACTATACAATTTTGGATTTTATTGAATATGTTGATCTTGACAGAAGATAGGAGGAAGAGATGGAGGATTGTGTAAAAGCATTTTTGAATAAAAAAGGATACGATGTAAATGATAAGGCATTAACGATCATTCATGCATGTGATGACTGGTACGCGAACCGATTGATAAGTGATTTCCATAAGCGAAAAACAATCAATGGGATACCATATGAGCTTACAAGACTGAATTTTGCAAAAAGATGCTGTTCTGATGACGCTAATCTCTGTGAGGTGCTTGAGATCAATGCAGGAGAAGGGGAACAAGCGGATTTTGTAGCAAAGGTGCTTGCTGGCAGTAATTTCAACACGCAATACCGTAAACAGTTAGAAAAAACCTCTGCGGATGGAACAGTAGCCTGTTATATCCGCTTGGACAATGCAACGATTATGGATGATTCTTCTGTGAGAGGTGGAGATATTAAGCTTAATTATGTGGAAGCAGATGCGTTTACGCCACTCACTGTGGAGAATGATATTGTGGTTGAGGCGGCATTTTCTGGAAGTACACTGGTCAAGGGAAAGAAGCAGACAACACTCGTGTTATTCTTGCTTGGCGAGAATAATCTATATACTGCGGAGACACATATTTTTAATGATCGTGGAGATGAGGAAGTTGGAAAACAGACGATTGTGCAGCTTGGTGATGTGAAACCGTTTGCTGTTATGCGTGTTGCTGAAGTGAATAATCTGGATAATATGGAAGGCTACGGACTGCCTAAATTATGGAATGCAATTCCAGCACTTAAGGTTGTAGATTTATGCTATAACGCATTGTTTAGCGATTTGGACAAGTCTGAAAAAATTATACTGATAAATGAATTACTTTGTGCTTTTGATGATGATGGAAATCCAATATTAACTCCTGAACAAAAAAAATTATTTGTATTTACAGGGGAAAAACTTCCTGAAGAGAAGGGGCTTATTCAAGAATATAATCCTGAAATCCGAGTAGAACAGATTACAAAAGCAATTGAACTGGCACTATCATTATTATCTATGTCTTTTGGATACGGAACAAAAAAATACAGCTTTGAAAATGGACAGATTAAGACGGCTACTGAGTATTTCGGTGAAAGGCAGGATGCCATGCAGGAGCTTGGAAAGCAGCGACAAGTAGCCACTGAATATATACAGGATATCTGCAGAGCTGTCATGTGGTTTTCAAATAAATACCATGATACAGCATATAATTTAGACGCAGAGATCACAATTGGTTTTGATGACTCTTATGTGGAAGATAAGCAGGCGAAACTCGAAGCGATGAGAGCGGATGCATTATCGTTCCCGGAAGTGCCAATTTTAAAGGTTTGGTATATGATGGAAAAATATAATATTCCAGAGGATGAAGCTAAGAAATATATGCAATATACAGACGAACCAATTGACGATGTTGATGATTAGGAGGGATTTAAAGGGCATTATCAGAACAGCAGATAGATGTTTTATCGGATAAATACATAATTGGACTTTACCAAGATTTAGAGGATGAGGTCATAGCTGATATTGCCCGGAGAGTGCAGAAAACCGGACGATATACTGAAACAGCGGAACTTATGGCAAAATCAATGGTAGAAAATGGATTTTCTGCGGATAAAATCCGTGTAGAAGTCATGAAAATGCTTCGTGCTGATAAAGATTTTCAGATGGCGGTTGCAGAAAACACTATGGCATATAAGCGAGAGGTGCAGCAGATTATTAATAATACCATAGAATCTGCAAAGGAAGCAGGAAAAACTTTGATAGCAGAAGCCGGTGATATGGCATGGAATAATGATCTTTCTATGTGGGAACAACAGGGGGAAGATCTGACAAAGCCGAACAGCTTAAGTAAATTTATAAAGGCATCTTCTTTGCAGACATCCGGAGCACTTAGGAATCTGACAAAAACGATGGGATTTAAGAATACAGCACTTGGCACAACTGGCGTAATGGATATGTATCAGCGAGAGATGGATCTCGCACTGATTAAGGTATCTACCGGAGCATTTTCTTTTGACCAGGCAGTCAAGGATTGTGTACATCGTTTGGCACAGAGCGGATTGAGAAGTATTGACTATGAAAGTGGAAGATCGTACCAACTTGACGTTGCTGCCAGAATGGCTGTCAGAACTGGAATGTCACAGCTATCTGGAAAAATTACGGAGGAAAATCTGAAAAACTCCAACCATGACCTTGTAATCACAACTCAGCACATGGGTAGCAGACCGGATCATGCGGTATGGCAGAATAAAGTGTTTTCTTATTCTGGAAAAAGCAAGAAATATCCGGATTTTGTCAAAGAAACAGGGTATGGAACTGTCACAGGATTAAAGGGAGCAAATTGTACGCATGATTTTTATCCATATTGGGAAGGTGCATCTATAATCCCAGAGGATATAAAAGAACCTGATCCAAGGACAATCGGTGGAAAGACCTATACTTATTATGAATCCACGCAGAAACAGCGTCAGATGGAGCGGCAGATCAGAGCAACCAAGAGAGAAATTGAAGCAATAAAAAGTATTGGCGGCGATGC